TTATGCGGCATCCTATAAGGCAGAGGACATTCTCGATTGGCGAGAGGCGCGCATCGGCGGGCGGTTAGTACCAGTATACTATAAGCTACGCGAGCGTGTCCGGCGGGCTGACGGCTATGATTACGACTATCGCGAGCTTGTGCTTGAGGGTGGGCAGTATAAACAGATTTTCTACACGCGCTCGAGCATTGACGACGACTATAGCGCTACTGAGATAGTGCCCCGCAAGGGTGGCAGGCCACTCGATACAATACCATTCTATATGTATTCACCCCGCGGCGGCAAGCGAGACATTGATGCGTCTCCATTGAGTGACTTAATTGACCTGATGCACGAGTACTATCAATGGGCGGTCGAGTTCGCGAACGCGTGCTTTGCGGTAGGCATACCGACAGCGGCATTCTTTGGATTCACGGATGAGGAAGTACAAGGCATTACGCTGGGCGGGCTTAATGGGATCCACTCGGTCAACGAAAATGCGGACGCGAAATATTTAGAGTTTACTGGGCAAGGCCTGGACGCGCTTGCGGCTCGTGGCGTGTCAATCCTCACCAATATCGCAAGATTCGGCGGCAGAATGTTGACACAAGACAAGGCGGCGGCTGAGGCGGCAACAACGGTAAGGATTCGGGCTTCGGCGGAGTCGGCGACGCTTGCGGATATGGCGCGGGCCTGTTCTCGGATAACCGAGCAATGGCTACAATTCGCGCTTGACTGGGGATTCGGTGGCGGCAAGGCCGTCTTTAGTCTTAACGCTGAGTATGTGGATTTTGCGCCCGATGCGCAGATACTTGTAGAGCTTAGAAATCAAGTGAATGACAACCTGTTTGCGCTAAGCGACCTGATACGCTATCAACGGCGTGTGAACCTGATTAACGATAGCCGAACAGATGAAGAGATACTTTCTGAGCTTGAAGCGCAAAGAGAAGCGGCGGCAGAACAAGCGAATATTAGCGCACAATTGGCGCTGGCGAACATGGCGGCAAGGGTGGGTAAATGACCGCGAACGAAGCCTTACTGAAAGCGCTCCTTGAGCATGCGGAGAAGCTCGAGGATTTGACGCAAGAAGAGTATGCAGCCATCCTTGTCTTGCTTGAAGCCGCGCATGCCGAAGCACTAGGGCATATCTCAACGTTGTGGCAAGATAAAGATATTGGCGAGATTGCAACACGTGTCAACACGACATATAGTGAGGTGACAAGCAAGATTAAGGCGGCAATGGACAAGTCGCTGCCGAGGCTTGCGAGTACCGAAGTCGCGCAGATACAGGCAATGCTTGGCGAGATTATTCCAGGCGTACCGATAAATGGCGCAATGATTGAGTGGCAGAAAATCGCGGAGCGCCCCGCAGCGGCAGGCAGTACGCTTGCACAGCTTGTTGATGCGCTTGGCGTCAATAATATGACAGACGTTGTCGAGACGACTAAGCGGGCGATTGAGCAAGGCAAGACGCTTGAACAGCTTATAGTTGAGCTTCGAGGCCGTGCGGTGAGGCGGGCCAAATGGGTTGGTGGTAAGTATGTTGCAGGAAAGTATACAGGCGGCATCATGACGGTTGACACAAGGCAAGCGGAAGCGTTGGCAAGAACCGCGGTCATGCACGTGAGCAATACGGCGCGTGATATTTTTTGGCAGGCGAATGAGGACATTATCAAGGGCTATATGCGCGTCGAAACGCTTGACGAAAGAACGTGTATTGTGTGCGGGCTTGAAGATGGGCGCGTATATGGCGTGAATGAGCCGAAGCCGTTCCTCCCCCAGCACGTTTCGTGCCGAGGCCTGTACACGGTGGTGTTTAAGAGTTTCCGTGAGCTTGGCATTGACGCTGATGAATTACCTGATACAACGCGCGCGAGCATGAACGGACAGGTGCCGAAATACACAACGTGGAAGGATATGCTGAAATCGGCAAGCCTAAAAGAACAGGCTGAGATATTAGGGCCGACGCGCGCGAAGCTGTATCAGCAAGGAATGCCGGTAGAATCGTTCGTGAAAGACGGCAAGTTACTAACACTTAAGGAGCTGAAATGAAAAACTGTATGGTTCCTCACTTGATCAAGAAAGGCGAGCATCTGATAATTGAAGGCGTTGAGTACGTTGTCGTGGCCGTGGAGAAGCTCGATGCGCCGTTCTACGAAGCGAAGCTTGAGCCATTTATTCCTGGAGCTGATGACAAGGTGCAAGAGAAAGTTATCGATGAATCCGGTGATTGATTTTATTTGTGAACAATCTGGCAAGGCCGGAAATAATACGGGCAAGGCCCGACCCTAGGGGTATGATATGGACAAATTGAAAGAATTGCTGAAAGAGCTTGGCGCGACCGATGCGCAAATTGCCAAGGCCGAGGGCATTGTCAATGAGAGCACACAGGCCGTGATAGATGCCGAAGTCGCTGGGTTGAAGAAGAAGAACAAGGAATTGCTGGAAAAGTACAAAAATCCAGACGACGACGCACGGCAAAAGCTCATAATGCTGGAATCAGAACGCGATGAATTGCAGGCGAACCTTGCACGGTTACAGAAAGATATGGAAACCGTGAAGGCCGATAAGCTGAAAGCGGAGAAAGAGAGAGACGAGAAAGTTTCTGCCGCGAATCAGACTGTCGCCGACTTGTTAATCGATGGTGGGCTGACTTCGGCACTCGCAGGCGCAGTAAAACCGGCGCACATGGAAGCGGTGAAGCTATTGCACAAGAGCAAGTTCACTGTCGAGCTTGGGGAAGACGGAAAGCCACGAGCTGTCGCAAGCGTCAAGGGCGCTGACGGCACGGTGAAGAAGCTCGACCCAAAATCATACGTAACCGAGTGGATGAACACTCCAGACGGTAAAGAATGGGCGCTTGCATCAAGCAATTCTGGTGGTGGTGCTGGTGGTTCTGGAGCTGGTGGCGGTACAAACAAGGCGTTCAAGGATATGACGCTTGATGAACGAACCCAGCTTTTCAAGACCAACCCAGCACAATACGCGGCACTTGAAGCCGCATCAAAAGGATAAAAGGAGTTTTATATGGCAGAGACTAGGCTTTCGGACGTTATTGTCCCGACCGTTTTTGACCCTTATGTTGCAGAGCGATCGATTCATCTCAATAAATTCTTCCAGGCTGGCGTACTGGTTCAGTCACCTGTGCTGTTTGAAAAACTGGCAGGTGGTTCCAATACCTTCAATTTCCCGTTCTGGAAAGATTTATCTGGAGATTCAGAGATTCTCGACGAAACTAATCCAATGACGGTGAATGCGATTACCGCTGACAAGATGATTGCCCGTAGGCAGCTTCGTGGTAAGGCGTGGGGCGCGAATGACCTTGCAGCACAGCTTTCTGGCGATAATCCAATTCAGGCAATCGGCGACCGTGTCGCGCAGTATTGGGCAACACAGCATGAAAAACTGCTCACCCTTACGGTGCGTGGTATTATCGCTGACAACGTTGCCAATGATTCCAGCGACCTTGTGGTGAATATTGCAACCGAGGATGGCAACAGCGCGACCGCAGCAAATAAAATAAGTGCAGAAAAGACCATTGAAGCCGTCCTTAAACAGGGAGACCACTTCGGCGAAGTGTACGCTATCGCCGTGCATTCAACCGTGTATGCAACACTGCTCAAGAACGACCTGATTGACTATGTGCAGGACAGCCGATCTAACCTGGTCATTCCCAAGTACATGGGACTGAATATCGTTGTTGACGATGACCTGCCAGTGATTGCCGGTTCCACAAGCGGATACAAATATCATTCGTATCTGTTCAAGCAGGGCGCGATTGCGTTTGCCGAGAATCCCGGGAAGTATGTTGCTAATGAAGCCTATCGAGACCCGAAAGGCATTGGTGTCGATTCGCTCTATACCCGCAGGCAGTTCTGCATTCACCCGCTTGGCTTCTCTTGGGTTAAGTCCGCTGATACTGCTACTTCGCCGTCTGATGATGACCTATCTGCTGCTGCGTCTTGGGATAGAGTATACAACGCAAAGAACGCTGGCGTTATCGCGCTGATTTCCAACGGCTAATAGGAGGCTGTGTAATGTTCCATTCACGGAAAAGATACCAGAAAATAATTCTGGCCATGGATGATGCGATGACTACGTCCCGCGATTTGAATGTCGCGGGGCTAGCGTCGGCCATTACTCTGGCAACAGAATTGAGGACAAAATATTGGGCGCACGTAGTTGCCGTAACCGCAGGAGAAGTAACTGGAGAGCATAAAGCGCTGCATGTCGCAGGCCAGCTCGCCGCCACAAGTGTCGTGCCATACAATCTTGCAACCTTGCTTACGCTTGTCAACGACCTGACGGCAAAGTACACACTACATAACACCGATGCGGCAAGCGCAACGCCAACCTACCATATCGCGCAGGGTACTACCCACGCGCTTGCTGCTGTAACTACCGTTACAACGCTTGCTGGTGCAATTACAAGACTGAATGACATAAAAGCTAAATTCAACCTGCACGATGCTGATACGGTGGCGCATACCACGGGAAGCAAGTATCAGATTGCCGCTGCTGATGCGGCACTTGGAGCGGCGATATTCGTTCCTATGG